ACCTAATATCAATGACTTACACAGCCGACAGGCTGGGGGTTAATTCCTCTACTTTTATCACCCAAGACTGAGGAATAGCAATGTATGCACTACCTTCTTGTAGCTCATCATCCTCAGTTACTACCCTAGACCTCATGATGATACATTTCTCAGCATCGTTGTGGACTAGCCACCCTACTTCCTGACAGGTAGCTGGTTCATGGTCTAGTATAATCTCTACATCTGTCCATGTGCCATCTGAGTCTATGGCATCCTTCCACGTTAAACGTACCATTGGTACTTGATTCATATCCATGTATTATCCCTTTTAGGTGCTTGTACGTTGTGCATGTTTTCAAAACTATTAAGTTGATCCATCAGCATGTGATGTTGTCTTTCTTTCATTTCTTCATCCACATCTGCTGCCATCTGTTCTACCCAATAAGCTACACCCATTGCCAGTGCATCGAGTCTATCATCATGGGCAAGAGCACCACGATTCTTAGTCACACGAGTCATCTGATAAGTAAGCATGTAGCGTTGAGCTTTCTCAGGTGGATGGTGTTGGACACTATCAAAGTCATCTTGAATGACCTTTGGATCAAAGATTAACTTGTGCTGGTTCATGACTGGCTCAAGTGTATCAATGATACGCAACTCCTTCTGTTTGCTGTGTCTCACCTCTTCCGTAGTAACTGGATATATCTTCTTTAGTATAGGCTTGAGTAGCTCAGTAAACATACCATCACCAAAGTTACTCTCGATGAGCACCATGTTGACTTTATGTTTCTTTGCTATGTGAGCTAGACCTGATAGGGTCTTTTCACTGTAACCACCTGCTATACCTGAACACTCAGCTACGTATAAGTAACCATTAAGCATCTTAACGACAGCATAGGCTGTTTCATCCTGACCTCTACCAGATGGATCTATTACCAGTACAGAACCGTCATAGTCCACGTAGGCTCCCACAGTGGCCTCCGGTGCGTAGAACTTATCACCACTAAGGCCAACATTAGGGAGGTCTTTGATCTCCTTGAAAACGCCATACACGAGCTTCTCAGGGGCTTGATCTTTATCAACAGCCATAACCATCAAATCTGATAGCTTTAGAGGGTATCTATCCGTGTCACTCATGGACGTATCGAGCATAAACTGGAGTGCAAAGCCTGATCTGCCGTAAGATAACTCCCTTTCTAAGAGGTCATCATCGTCAAATCGCAGAGGATCTACTGGTTGTCCGTCTAAGGGCTCCTTTGCCTCGTGCATAGCTTCCCATAGGGTAGGTGCTAAACGTGCTCCGTAGGCTTTCTCAGCGTATTCCACTGTAGGATAACGTGCTGGCCACACTCTTAGGTGGTATCCACGCTCAGTTAGAGTGTTATAAAGACTCATTTCACACTGTGGTGTACCCAGATAGAGGATCTTCCCTTCTGGTTTTAGTACAGCGTCAAACTCCTTTACAGCTTCACCTAGTTTCTCTCTCATCATCTGAGTCATAGAGTTATTAGGTACTTCGATGTCATCTGCAATGATAATGTCTGCCCGACTGCCCGTCAACTGGCCAGTAATACCAACTGATTTAACAGAAGGACTACCACTAGCCAGTGCGGGTCTTACATCAAACGCTATCTTACTCCACCTTTGCTCACTTGTTGCTATGAGATGTTGGCATATTGGGAGTTCTAAGATTAGACGTTGAGTGAATGTCGAGAAATCGTCAGCTCTCTGTTTAGAGGCCGACACAACCATAAACTTCTTTTGGGGATCAAGAAGTAATTGGTGCACGACAAACGCAGCGGTGATATAGGACTTACCTACACCCCGAAAAGCCTCGATGATTGATCTACGAGGACAATTCTGGATGAAGTCAGCCATATCATATTGAACAGGAGTAGGATCAGGCAGGGCTAAGTGCTTCCAAACTATATACATGAAGTTTCGGAAATCTTTGAGCTGCTCTGGTACTTTATCCATTACGACTCCTGTTACTCTTCACACTTGAGATGCGAAGGTTGCTATAAGCGTTATTATGTGGGTTGCGATCTTTATGATCTATATCTTTACCTTTAATTGCTAGTTTGCCATGCTTCTTTATCATGTTACGTCTAGCTTGCTTGCGCTTGTCGTTTCGTCTGCGCTGCTCAGGTTTCTTATGATAGTTTTCGTACTCTGCTTTGTAGTCTCTTTCGCTCATTAGTGTGTAGCCTCTTCAAAGGGCAATGAAGTAAGTAAACTTGCCATAGGAGACTCAGCAGTAATAATGTCATTACTTGCTCCGTTGTCTTTAAGAAACTTAACGGCAACTGATAACTCCGCTGACGTAGCTTCTCCTGACTTGACTCTTAATAATAATTGTTTGGTTACATTGTCGTGTAACTCAGTTAGTAAATCTTTCATATTTATCCTTTCATTACTTTCGCTATCTTCTCTCCACTTCTGCCTACAACGTAACCACCAATGCCAAGTTGTAATAGCATCCAAGCTTCATCTCTGAGAGGTGTTGCTAGAAGCCCTAGAGAGTCCCCTACGGCAAGTACTAAGAAGGTAAGCATTGTTATTGGTCGCCATGCAGCAACGATGAGATGCTCACTCTTAGCCTCTGAGGACACTATAGCTTGCTGCCCTTTGATCATCTCTGTTTCGTAATCAAATACACGTTGCATTGCAGCCGCTTGGACATCTAAAAGATGCCCTTTGGCTCGCAAGCGTTCATCATCGCTGGTGTGGAGTTTGTCAACTAGGTCAGCAGCAGGTTTAAAGATACCTGCTATTAAATCTGTTATACCAATCATATGCCTCCGATAACTTTAATGAATTGTGAAAATCCCATCTCCTGTGCAAAGTAAACAACAGCTCCTCCCACCACTAACCACTTAATTTGCATTAAGGTTCGGTTAATACTGTCGAGCATACTTCTAAGACCCTCAGCTTGAGCTGTGAGAGTTCTTAACTGTTCGTCATGTGCATCGACTCGCCACTCAAGGCGGTCAACGTGTTGTCTCAAATCGTCCATGTTAAATTGCCCCTAATTTCGTATTAATCTCATCTACTGTGTAATTTAAGTGAATATCCGAAGTAGTTGGAACATAATCCGCAATGGCTGTGTCAGGAAGCGTTGTAGGATCAAAGGTTAAATCAGGATCTAAATAAGCAATGTTATTTGAGTAACCAAAACCACCTGATTGAGCAAACCACAGTGGATCACCATATTTAGAACTTGGAGCTAAATTTTCATTTCCTTCGTGTAGCTTGTCTGTACCAACAGCTTGTTCCCTGAAATACCGTCTTAATTGTTTAGTAGTAGTTGTTGGATACTTTCCAAGTACAAGCGCTGCCATGCCTCCTACGTTAGGGCTTGCAAAAGATGTGCCATTAGCAATATATTCTCCATTAGAATACATATTAAGCCTAATGTTATCTCCAGCAGCACAAGCGTCCACTCTAGAACCTCTGGTAGAAAACTGTGCAAAGTGTTCTTTACCATCAAAACCTTCAGCACTGGATGATTGTGCCAAAGCACCAACCACTATTGTATCACCCTCATAGGTTGGATTACCCCTGCCATGCAGCATATACCAAAAGTATCTTGTATGAACGCCATCAGTTGTTACATCTGCAACTCTTTTATAGTTATTAGCATAATCAGGGTGGCCTTTTAAGTGGGAAGCATCTGAATTATTACCTGCTGATGTTACATGATGTACACCCGCAGCTACCATATTATCAATACCTTCGCCATAAAGACCATAATAAATATTATTGACATCATCCTCGAAGAACGCTCTTTTCTCTACGTCAGTCATCTGTGGAATGAGTTCATCAGGGTCAGATACAAATCCAGTTGAGGTGTAGCTGTTCGAGTGTGGCATCCCAAATTCTTTCCCACTACCAGCTTCCGCCATAAGTGGAACTTTTTGTTCAGAAGCGCCAGCAGGAGCGACAGATGTATAAGTTGTACCTCTATAAAAAATGTTCTCAGCATAGTGGCCAATAATATTCGTGGCAGAGTAGCCTATTGCATCTATGACTAGGGTTGGTCGATTATTACCCTTGGTTTCATGGAATTTTTGCATAGCTTGCCAACCATAACTTCTTAAGGATTTTCCAGCCGCATCCATTTGATCTCTAGGGTATATGTATACGGTAGCCCCTGTTGCCCAACCATAAGTGTTACTTACAGCGCAATACGAAACGGATTCAGCGTGGTCGTCTATGCCAACATTCTTAGACACCCCCTGCCCTGTCCTGCTATAATCTATAGTAGGAAGATCTTCAAAATCAGCTAAAGTATTCCATTGGAACTGTTGGAGCCTACTAACCCCACCTGTTTTAAATTCAGGATCATTGCGGTTTAAGACTGAGGCTATGTTTAATATAATATCAACCCCTGAGCCATCGTAATTATATTCATACGTTGCTGTTACTGGTGTATCGCTAGTACCCACGTCAGTTAAACTCGAATGTCTAATTAAGCCCCAATTACCGAAATCAGTTTCAAATTTTTCGTTGTTCCATGAAGGTCTGTTGTAATAAACATCTTTTGTGGCTTCATTCACTTCGGTTAGCCAAAATTCTTCAGGTAACAAATCTAGGACATTTGGGTCTTTTTTAAGAAGCTTCACTTGCTCCTCTGTGGCTTCAACATCCATTATTTTCTTTTGGTGTTTGCAAAAATCGAGCACATTAGAAACTTTAATTATGTAGGCTTCTTTTTCGACTTCTTTCTTAAATATTAAATGAAACTTTTTCATTAAGCGCTCCTAATTGTTTGTTGTTTTAGGTCGTCCATGTGTTGTCCTTTATTCGACGGCATCGCCTAAGCGGATAAAAGTCATATATGTATGTTTAGGGCTGCCACTAGCACCCCTTGTTGTTATGGTTACTTCTTCTACCTCCGAAGCAAAAGCAACTTTATGGTTAGTTACATCTGTTACATTAATAATCGTATCAACAGTAGCTTGAGTACCTGTCGATGTTTTTTGGATTGTAGATGTACCAGAAGCTATACCTTGCCACGAAAGCTGACCATCAGCCGTGTGTCGTATTCGTGCGTTTAGCCACTCTGCTTGATCAGTACTCCCAAACCAACCACAGTGAAAATGTACATGCCAAATCCCTGTTGAAGGGAATGTGAAGACACCTGAAGTTTCTATCATAGGGCTTCCCATTGCTATACCCTCTGATAAATTAGAAGTTATTGGGACTGCCGAGTCTGAAAAGTCCTCAGTTAGATACCACCAAGATGCGTGGGTAAGTCTTTCACCAGTGTCTAAGCCAGTCAGTGCCGACCCATCAAGAGCTGGTAGATCGCCTGTAAGTTTTGTTGCGTCTAAAGCAGAGTCGCTCGTAAGCAACCCCGTTGAATCAAACGGTACATAATCCGCTAAGGTTCTTGCCTTAGTCATAATGAGTTACCTCTAAAAAGTAATCGTGCGTTTTTCGTAAGTTATATTAGACACTGGATCAGTTAAGTCTTCTTTGACGTAACTAACTCCTGCTGTCTCGTATAGGTTAGGTTTTAGTACGTCCTCTTCATAGGTAGCTGTAGATTTACCAGCGATTGCCCACGAGTCTACTGATGTAAAGTTAGCTTGGTAGTACGCTTTAAGCGCATCAGCAAACTCTTGTGAATATAAGTAAGCCCTGCTACCTTCTGCATCGTTTCCTGCAAGGTAGTAAGACTGCTCTAAGACACCATCAGTGACTAAAGCATAACGTATAAAGCACAGGTGATCATCTTTAAAGTAACCAAAGACTTCACCTTGAGGTAACGCAAGGACGTTAGGAATACCTATGTTAAAGTATACCGCTGCATCCGCTTCCGTAGGTGTACCATCAAATGGTAAAGTACCTTCTAGTATTTTAGTTTTACAGTCCTCAAACAAACGAGTAATATCATCTGAAGAGACACTGGTTAATTTTCTTACTGAATGTGTCATATTAACTCCAGAGTTCTACTCTTATTATTTGGTTAGCAAAGTAATCACCTAGCTCACCCGTTGTTTGTTTCCATGAAGGGAATTTAAGACTTTGTGTAGTGCCGTCATAAAAACCTGTTTTAGTATACGGACTGTAAGGTATGTCTTCCCTCTCAAGGGTAAGCACTAAGTATCCAGCACCGCCACCCGTAACGTTGTACAGCTTAATTGTCTTAAATGCTGCTGCGTCTGAGTTAGTAACACCACCTGCTGGGTCAAGAGCGCCTGCATATTGAGATGAGTTAGCCCCTAACGTAAATTCAAACTTGTTGTTATGTTGACGCATTGCTTCAACACCGTGCGTAACACCATCAGCTAGATCGATAGTGGATGGACTTCTTGAGCCGTGGTAACTTTGATAACCTGAGCCGTACCCTGAATAAATGTTTCCAAATATGTTAGCAGTGCCACTTGTTACAGTTGTAGAGTCTATAAGAGAGCTAGTATTAGCGGCCATTTGGTTATAAAAACCCCCACCACGAGGTGAGGGAGTTAAAGGCATTACAGCATGTATAGGATCAATTACAAACGGTTGGACTACATCTTTAATAAGAGCCATATCTACCTCGTCTCACTAAGATAAGCCTTTGAAGTAGCACCTAAGTCAACTGCGGGGTCTGTGGCACTACCCCCAATAAGAACAAAAGGCGGTAGAGCTAGTTCTTTCATTTCACTTTCAGCAAAGGTGTGTATCAGTACGTAGTCAGCTCCGTTTAAGCTACCATAAAGATAACCATCAGAGCTTCCTTTTACAAACTGAACTAAACCTCGTGACCCATCACCCATCTTAGGGTTGTATGGAGTGTTATCATTTGATAATTGTGTCATTTGTGTTTCCTTTGTTTAATTTAAAATTTATATACCGCTTAATTTAGTATTAACTTGTGCTACTGTGTGATTTAAGGACGTATCCGTGACAGTCACCGTAGGGTAGTTAATAGAAGTATCCTCCAAAGATGTTGGATCAAAGTCAAGAGTGGGGTCTAAATAAGCGATGTTGCCTGAGTAGCCGTGTAAACCTGCTGAAGAATAATAAGGCGCATCTCCATACTTAGTAGACTCGGCTAAGTCGGTTGGATAAGCATCTAAAAGTTTATCAGTACCAACAGCGATATACCTAAAATACCTCTTCATTTGTTTAGGTGTAGTTGTTGGGTATTTTTCTAAAACTAAACAAGCCATTCCAGCTATCTGAGGAGAAGCGAAGGAAGTTCCCGATGTAAGTACAAGATAAGGGCCGCCGTCTAATGATGGCGAATCTGCATACACCGCAGAACGAGAGTGAGAAGTAAGCATTAGATCTTCTCCCACAGCCACACAATCAATACCTACACCTCGAACACTAAAACCTGCTAATTTTTCTTGGCCTTCGTTGTGCATCATATCAGAAGACAAAGCCCCAACATTGATTGAGTCAGGACAGCCCAGTAGCCCATCTGGTCTGGAGTTTGAAGCTATATAACGTCTATCTGCAAAGTATTCATTAGTATCAGTCCACATACCTATATGGCAGTTATTATAATCAGGATGCCCCAGATTCACTACACTTTCTGAAGAATTGCCCGCTGCTTTTACATAATGCACACCAGCGTCCATCATGGCTTGACATTTTCCTGCACCTAAAACATGGTAAGGGTTTTCTGAGGGGTCATCTAAAATAGCCTTGACAGCAGCATGGTCTTTACTATCAATAGCAGCAAAAAGCTCAGGTTTTTCGTCCTCATTAGCATAATAACCAATAACGTGTGAGGCCATTCTAGGAAAGGAACCGTTTGTGTTTTTATTTACACTAGATACATGGGCATCACCCGAACCTGAAGGACTTATATTTGTGTATACCTTATCTCGAAGCACTAGCCCTTGCATAAGACCATCTTCCTGATCAAGATCGTTTTTCATACCTAATGAACAAACAAGTACGGTAGGGCGAGTATTGCCCGCTGCTATCTTAGTTTCGTGGAACTTTTGAATATGTCCGAAGGAGTCCCAAGTATTTATACCACCCGCATTCATTGTTTCTGTGGGCCAGACATAGACGTTTGCCCCTGTTGCCCAACCATAAGTATTACCAGCGGCACAATATAGAACAAACTCAGAATGAGTGTGAATATTATTCTCAACAAAAGTATAATCTATAGCGGGTAGATCGCTCAACCCGTCTAAACTATTCCACTGAAACTGCTGGAGTCTTGAAGAGCCGTCAGCTTTCATAAATTCTGTATCATCGGCAGTTAGTTGGGAGCGGCCTAATAGAATTAAATCTACACCTGTGCCATCATAATTGGACGAGAACGTCTCTGTGCTCTTCACATTGTTTGTGGTTATGTTGTTTGTACGACTAGAGTGTCTGATTAAGCCCCAATTACCTGCATAATCCCAACCTCCATCAACTACAGGTGGTTCACCAACGTGTTCTTTTGATAGACGCTTAACAACGACTTGTTTTGTAACTAGCTCAGAAACACTGTCTGTTACTTTATCTGTATCTACTGCACATTTTACTTGAGGGTCTCCCCATAAAGTTTTTGCCTGTTCTTTAGTACATAAAGCTTTGAAAGTCTCAGGTTGGTCATTGAGGGGTTTTACAACAGAAGTGACTTTGTTAAAGTACAAGTTTTTATCTACACCTTCTTTCAATACGATGTGATATAATTTAGTTGTGTTATTGCTTGTAGCTTGGCTTTGGCTTGCCAAATTGTTCATCTTTTTCATTATAGTGGTCCTAGTTTTGTGTTAATCTGGGCCACTGTGTAGTCCATGTTGACACGTGTAAGGGGTTCTTCATAGTCTTTAGCGAAGATTATTTTACCTTCCGAATCCACAAGAGGGGTATCAGTACGAACAGTTTCAGGTTCATTAGGATCGGGAGCAGGAGCAGGAGTAACAGTAGGCACAGTCGACCAGCCAACTACTTCTAAAACATCGCCGTTATTTGCGGGGGTAGTTAGGTTCAGTTGTCTATTTGCTTGAAAGGTGAGATCGATTCCGTTTACTAATAACACACCGTTTAAAAACACTAGAGTGGTTGATACTAAGTCAAAAGACGTGTTAAACGCTGAAGTAGCCTCTTGAACATTAAAGGTTACTCTATTAGGTGAGCTAACACCGCCACCAGTAGAGCCACCAAGCGAGGCTACTGCGTTCTCAAGAAGTAGTAACCTTTCTTCGTAAGAAGCACGTAGCGGCATAATATCTATAGCGGCATCTAAAGCCTCTTGAGCCATATAGAATAACTGGAAAGCATCATTATCTAGTACATCCGCAGTTAATAATGAGCCGTCACGGTAGTCTGTTAAACGCCCCTCTTGGCTCGTGTTTCTCCCTATACGGACTACAGCTCCATCAGGAGGTGGGGAATTAAAAGTTACTTGAGTTTGTTCTACTGTATAGGCTGAGGTCGTTTGAATTACAGTGTCAACGGTAACAACCAGATGCTCAGGCCGTAAGTATAGCTTAGATGGAAACATTGAAGTTGATCCATCAGCTACGTATTCAGTGTATGAAAGTGCCATTATTTTTCCTATTTATTTCGATTCAAGAAGGTATCCAGAAGAGTCTCTGGTTTAGTTATAACTTGATCCATTGTTTGTTGGGATTGTGCTAAAGCCCTAGCTTTTTGAGCGGCTGTCCACATCTCTAGCATTCCTAAGTCTTCACGTTCTTTAGCTACAGTATACTTAGCTGCATCTTCATAAGCGTTTAGAACTTTTAAGAGTATGCCTTCTTTACTACCTCTCGTGCGTAGATCAGGAGTCATTATACTTGGAGTAGCAAACTTTTGATACTCATCAGACAGCACTAAGGCTTCTAATGTTTCCTCAAGAGTCTTATTGTTTAACTCAATAGACGCATAGACTTCATTAAAACGCCACCATGCAGACTTACCATCAACTACAAAAGCATCGCTTTCCCAATCAAGTATTCCATCTTTACGAGGGATGTCAGCAATGTCAGCATTCAT